ATTCAACTTACCCTTCAAAGTGTTTTTCGCTAATTTGGCAGTCGTAGTGCCCTCTTCAGGAAAATAATCTCGTCCTACTAGGCAAAGGACGAGATTATTATACTAACTACAAAATGCGCCGTACGATTTTCTCCAATCGCTCCACGCAATCTCCCCACGCCAATCAATTCCATAATAAAGTTCCTTTCTCATAAAGGCCGCTTCAGTATTATCAATAAGCGAAGTAAATTCGGGTTCGCGCCTCACTTGCAAGATAAGAGGTTTAATCACGCCAGTCGTATCGAACAAAAACCAGTTATCGGGATCAGTAAGATAAGGGGTGACTAAAGTATTCAACTTACCCTTCAAAGTGTTTTTCGCTAATTTGGCAGTCGTAGTGCCCTCTTCAGGAAAATAATCCGAAGTGAAAAGCTCAGTGGCCTTCCATTCCAGATCGGGCGGAACAACTAACAAGTTAGGACGAGTCCCTGCGGGTTTGCCTTTGTCGTTTTTAAACTTCGACATAGCAGTAATAGCCGCCTGAACAGAGGTCACACCTAACGCAGTAGAACCGAGATTAGACTGGGTACCAGAATCTCCTTCGCTATGGTTGGAAGCAAAATTTGCTTTACCATCATAACAGGAAATATTTTTACCAGTATAATCACCGGAAGTACCAGTGGTTGCATTACCTTGACTAATCAAGCTAAACGCCAATTCATCACGATAACGAACAGCTTCGGTCGCCAATTCCTTAACACGCAATACTATCTGCCCATATTGATCGTCTTCTATCGCATCCCTATCCACCGAAATAGAAGCTTCAAAACTTCGATTAGTGATAGAAAAGTTGTGTTCCAACATTCCTTGAGGAATACGAGTGTCTTTCCACTCACCCATTTTCGGGGTCGAGCCGAGCCAAGACCAAGGCTCTACGCTTTTGGTTGACTTAACAACCATAGCTAATTTTTCGTGGTCTTTTGTTGCTGTTTCATACGCACCCATAAATTCGGTACGCATACCAGCTAACAAAAGATTCGGAATATCTCTTTTATTAAGCATAATATTTTATTAACTTTTTAATGTATTACTAACTTTTACTAACGACTACTTTACCGAAGCGTCAATTCTCACTTTTACAGTGGAAGAATCAACGATAGCGGTGATATACCCACAAGCGATACTATTAGTGGACGAAGTACCTACTGTTTGATCGTCGTGAATATACGCAAGTTCGCCCACGTCACCTTGAGTGGCCGAAGCTTTGGTAAATTGAAAAATACCTGTCTTATAAAGCCTCACTTCAACGGCTCCGTCAGTAGCACTCCCAGAATTATCGCCATTTTCGGCGGCAACTCCTAAGAACTCATAACCAGAACCATCAACGCCAGGATAAGCATACCCATCCTTCTTGGAAACTACCAATCCGCCTTTGTAGACTTTAGTAGACCCCTTGACAGGATAAATAGCGAAATCGCTGGCCTGTCTTTTAGCTTCTCTAGCTGCTGTTAATGCTGTCATATTTTTTTATTTTTTTAATTGAACAAAGTTGACTTACTATTTTCTTCCTGCTCTTGATGGCGTTTCTTTAGAAAATCACAAGCTTTTGTAACGGCATCTTCAGAAAGCCCCATTTTTTCACCGAAGAAAGATTTAACTTCATCGGTTACTTCATTTTTGGGAGTTACTGTAGGTTCCGCAGGTTGCGAAGTTCCATTCTCATCAAAATCAAGAATCTTAGGCTGTTTGTCCATGAAATTTTTAATAAATTCGGCGGTATCGACCTTCTTATCGCTCAATTCTATCTTTTTCATGGAACTATACATACTTATGAAAGCGTCTTTTTGAGCCGGAACGATTTTTCCTGCTTTTAAATAACTTTCATAAACTTTCTCGGCATCCGCAAGGTCTAAATCTTGCGTATCCTCGTCTTCTTCTTTAGACTCTTCGGCTGACTCTACCTTTTCGGCTTCCTCAGTCGAATCCTCTGAAAAATCAATAATAAAACTCTCTTTCATCTTCATCTTGCATTTCTTAATGGCATCTTCCATTGAAGAACCACCTTTTACCTCATCGGCAACGCAAGTTTTGTATGTCGTTTTAGCTTCCTCAACGGAAATTTCCTTAGTTTCATCCTTTTTTTCCTCTACTTCAGGGGTTTCGTCAGGTTTAACTTCTGAAGTTTCCACTTTTGGAGCCTCAACTACGACTTCTTTTTCTTTTTCATCCATATTTTTTTTGTTATTTGTTTTAATGTTTTCTTCTAAAATAGATAATCTGTCATTTATTGATTTTAAGATGTTAAACATATCTGGTTTTTCATCTTCAAGTTCAATAACTGGACGCTCGCCATTCTCTGATAATGCTATAAATTTACCCATTCCTTTAAGATAGGGTTCAGTTACCAAAGCCGCGTGGCGCAAAGTTGTTCCGACAAATTCATTAGTTTTTTTATTTTTATAATTTGGATCTAAACTAGCAGAAACACATTTAATCAGACCTTTTTTAATTTTTTCGACGATTGATTCGTCTTTAATTTCCATAACAGCATCCAACCCTGTTGAAGTTTTGATTAAATCAATAACTTCACCAGTATTTTTTGAAGGGTCGTCGGTATGTGTTAAAGGAATATAGACATGTTCAATCAATCCTTTCTTAAAATTTTTAATTATGTTATCAATCGTAGATTCTGTAATGTTTAAAATTCCATTGTCTGCTCCCCAGTGATACCACTTACCATATTTTAATATCTGCTTTTTAAATTTAGTCGGCTCGTCGCCCAACTCAATTTCGCTTTCTGATGTAATATGAAAAATTGGACGAGTTTCTGTTTCGTCTGCTAAATCATATTCAACTTCGCAAGCTTTTTCTTCTTCTGCTGGCTCTATCATATTTTTTAAAATGTCTATTGCTCGGTCTAAAATAACTCTATCTTCTTCAGTCATTTTGCCCGCTAAAATTTGTAATTCAGATACGAGTTGAGTTGATAAAGTTATTTGAAACAAAATACTATCTATTTTTTCTTTTAACTCTTCGTTCATTACTTCAACTTTTAATTCTTTTAGTTTTGAAATAACATTGTTAGCGTCAGATAAATCTGTTTCGTTAGAAGTGTAACTTGTAATAGTTTCGGCTTCTTCGTTTCCAGGAACAGAAACTAAACTAACATCGAAAAACTTAATACTGTTTATTTGCCAAATAGGATCTTTATCGGTTTCTATCAATTCATAATCGTCAAATTCACCTGTATAAGACATTTTTGATATAGTACCATCTTGTACTTTATCCCAAATTTCTTGTTCTGAATTTGATAAAATAAATTTAACTAAAAGTCCTTTATCATCAGCTTCGGTTTCTAAAACGTGTCCAATCGGTCTATCTTGTTGATGATTAAATAAAACTGTACTATATTTCAATAAATCGTCTTTTGCGTTTTCAATTGCTTGCCGAGTTAATTGATAAGTCCTTCCGTTTTTATGAACATCATAAGTAGCGGCGTAACCAACAATAACTCTTTTTTCAGTTTTACCATTTTTACTATTTCTTGAAATAGTTTTAGATTCTTTAATTGTAAAATCTAAACCAAAGCTATTTTTTGATTTATTTCTATTTTTCCAAGCAGAATAACAAACAGCGACTGCTTGTTTTTTGTCTTTGTATTCTCCACCGATTACTCCCATACAACGGGAAATATAATCAGTTTCTTTTTCATCTTTTTTTGGAGTTGGAATAGGCACGATATTTAAATAATATTTTTTATTTTCAATATATTAAAACATTGAAAATATTATATACCTTTATTATAAAGATTATTTCTAGGGTAGTAAAATATTTTTATTTATTTTATTAATTCCATAGCGAAATTTTTACCCATAGTTTTAAATTTTTCTAAAAAGAATGGGTCGTCTTTTAAATCTATTGCTTTCTTTTTAACATCTTTTTTTACTTTATCAGGAGTAGCGGTGGCTGGTTTTTTATTTTTATCAAACACTTCTTTCTTACCTGCTTCAAATGCTTTCATTGCGTCCATTTCGTCAGTTTGTTTTATATCCAACCCAAGAGTTTTAGCCACTTCAAAAGTTAATGAATTAAGAAATGCAGGATTTAGTCCTTCTACTTGTTTTGAAATAATAGTTTGGAATATTTTAATCAATGCGTCTTTAGATTCCTCCTTGATGGGCATTAACTTAATTTTAGGATAACTACCAGAACCAAAATTCCAATCAATAAGTTGAGGAATCGCCCATTGATTTATAACATCCTCCATTGCCGACAAAACTGATTGCAACATCTGAACAATATATAAAGATTGTGCGTCATAGCCGCCACCATAAGGATAAGCATATGTAGATTTAGTTCCTAAGGACATCGCCTGTGTTAATGTTGACAAACAAATTTGTTGGTCGTGGTGTTCTATCAATTTCAAAACATCATATCCGCCAGACGGTGCTCTATCAATTTCCAATTCATATCCATTAGGTAAAGTAACTCTTGAATTTACACCAATGCTATCAACCGCATCTTCAGCATCTCTAATATCAGAATCATTAGTAGGTTTAACTATTTTTAAAATCTTTAATCCTACAGCATCAATTTCTGCTTTCTTGTGTGCTAGATAATATAATTTATGTTTTTTGTCATAATGATAATAAGCAGTTTTTAAAATTGATTCACCATATAAAGGATGGCGTTCTTTTTGAAAAGTAAATAATATACATTTTTCTTTTGGAATATCAACACTAACCATTTTACTTCCAAAATATGCTTGCTGATGCGCTCCATTAAATCCACCATTTTCGTCAACTTTTAAAGCAACGGTGGAAGCATCTCTTGTTGCTATTTTACGCCAACCAATCTTTCCTTTATATTTTCCTTCTTTTATAATTTGAGGAACCTTTTCAAATACTCTAAATCCTTCAAAAATAGCTCTTGTCATATCTGCTATAACAAAAGAAATAGGAGTAGACATACCCCCGACAAATTCTGGTTTAGTAAAAACAGTTTCTATGAAATCTCGTTCTCCTTTATCGTTTTCTCCTGGTAAAATTTTTACAGTAGTTGATTGAATCGGCATAGCAAACAATCGAGTGATTGCCCTCACCGTTCCATCTGTATCCTGCATTTGTATATATCTATCTATAGAAATTTTATCAGGATTTTCTTCCTCATCATAAGTTCCGATAGTTGTAGAATTGCGAACACCTAGTTCATTCAACATATCAGAAATTGACATGCTTCGTTCCCTCGGTTCTTTTCTTGCCTGCTTTTTATTTTTTGAAAATTGGTCAGAAATATATGAAAATAAT